TTTGCAGTTGCCATAAGATTTTGTGGTAAATGTTACTTAAAAAAGTAACTGTTATAATGATTAATATTATGTTGAAAATTGTGTAAAATCTGATATAGTTCCAATTTGCTAAATCTAAAAACATTGGTGGTGAGGTTATCAAAAACAGTGTCAAGATCAAGCCCATTGTTTGGTCGTTAGTCATTTAATGGTTTAAATATTATACCGTTTCTTTTGATCTCTAAGTTAGGGTCTAGTTTGTGCATTCTATTTACAATTACATCGCAGTACTTTGGATCAAGCTCCATACCGTAACATTTGCGTTTTAGTTGGTGTGATGCTACCATTGTTGAGCCGCTACCTAAAAAGCCATCAAAAATAAGATCACCTTTTAAATGATCCTCGATTATCTGTGATAAAGTTCTTATTGGTTTTTGTGTTGGATGCACTCTTTTTTCTTTTTCACCTTCTCTAATCATACCGTTCCAAAGCTGGTCATATATTCTAATAGGTGTGTGGAAGCTACACCAAGCCATTTCACCATCGGCAAATGTATTTCTTATGTTTGTGTTAGCTCTTTTGTTCCAGATAAGCCACCCGTCGCTAAATGGTAAAAAATCAGTAAAGTAATTGCCACCCCAAATAATAAACCTGTCCATTCCTAATGAAACACAAGTATCATAAAATGCCTTAGCTGTGAATGTGGTATCATCGGCTATAACTTCCGAATATTTACCCTTTTTAGCAATACCAAAATCAGCACCAACTTTTTCATTTTTGACAACTGAAATACCATAAGGTGGATCAGTAAAAACCATGTCCGCTTTTTCTCCATTCATTAATTTCTCAACATCACTTATACTTGTACTATCACCACAAAGCAGCCTATGATCTCCAATCTCATACAGGTCACCTAAAACAGTTATGGCTTGCACTGGTGGAGTTGTATCAAAGTCATCTTCCTCAGGTGGCAACTCTTCAATCTCCAACCCCTCAACCAAAATATCCAATTCAGGTAAATTAAGCTCATTCTCTTTTAGCTCTTTCAATTCCTCTATCTCAAAATCATTCGCTGTAAAATCGCCTAAGCTGTTTTGTGTGACTATTCCAAACTGGCTAGACACGCTCAAAACAATCTTTTTAGCCTCTTTGAGGTCTTGGGCTTGGATTTCTACATAAGGTAAAGGCGGTATAATAAAACCCTCGCTTTGTAGCTCTGTGAGGGCTTTGCACCGTCCAGCTCCGTCAATCACATACTTATGATCTTGCCAAATGTAAAAAGGGCTTGTAAATCCAGTATTGACTATGTTGTTTTTGAGTTTGCTTACATCACGGTCTTTAGATTCTTTCAAATCATTAAAAGTGTATTTTGCTAGATCTTGAAAATCTATGGTCTGGCAGTTTGTAACTTTGCTTATAATGGTTTTAGGCATAAAATATCTATCTAATATACTGTCTAATAATCGCAATAAGCACAATCAAAGTTTCCAAATCATATCCAGTCACAGGTTTATCAAATTGCATAAATCTAGTATCTGGATCTTTTGGCGACTTGCCGCGGCTAATTGGATAAAGTTGCTGATCGTCATCTAGTAAATACTCATTGATCACAGCTAAGACTTTGGCCTCTAGACCGTCATCGCGGATCATATGCTAAAAATATTAAATTTTATAAATTCACTACCTTTTGGCACTATAGTTTTTAAGATTGTTGCTTTCCAGACTCTTGAATCATTGAACCCATACTTCTTTTGCAATATGTCTAAAAAGGGTTTTATCGGATTGTCTAAGTCGCTTGCCTTGTTTGAGAATCCAAACTCAAAATCAATCTGTAGGTTGCCATCTGGAATCTCTAGCTTAGGCAATAAGAGCATTACAGATCGCTCATAGAGCGTATACACTGGTGACTTAAATCGCTTACCCTGCCATGCGTTATTGACGCTTAGTGGCTTCATTTTTATGGTAGTCACACAAAAAACGGTTTTAAAAGTGGATAAATACCTGAAAATGGGGCTTATCTTTGACTGATTGATTATTACGGGTATTTTGATAAAAGTCAAATTCGAGGTTTTGACAGTGGTTTGGAAACAAAACCGTGATCCATTTAAATATTTCAACTTCTGGATTTGCTTTTGAGTTGGTTGGTAGCCACAAACAATAGTGTTTTGTCCTTGGCATATATTCTAACATTTTGGTATATGAAAATGGATTTAGTACCAATGACGATGTGTAAATATGATAATCGTCCATCTGGGTTTCAATTTGAGCCTCTAGGATCGCCGTCCTGACCTTTTTAGGGGTGTAGTGGCAGTATGCCTCATAAAGTATCTCATCAACCTCTTGACGGCAGTCTGTGACGCTTTGGGGGCTACTGATGAGTTCCTGTAACTCTTGGCGATTGATTGGGATCATATTTTTAGGTGTTGGGTCTGATAAATCAAATTCAGGATCGATTTGCTGCATTTTAAGAATCGCGGCTGTAAGTTTGCTCATAGTCTATAATTTCGATTAGATTTTGGATAGAATATTGCTTATATGCTTGCTGTATAGCCAATAATGTGTATTCCTCGTTTAACTCTTGGATTCTTTCGATAACTCTTTGCTGGATCTTTTTTTTGACATAACCTGTTGGTGTTTCAATTTTTATGATTAAGGGCATATTAATTTTGAAAAAAAAGCCAAAAATCAGGCGTGGTATAAAATCCTGGAATGCCCGCAACCTCGACGGTCTTAGGACTTTTTCGTTCAGGTTTGGGGGCTTTGTCTGACGCTCGGGCGGTGGCAATCGCCCTAAATTTGTCTCTTAAATGTATGACCTTAGGTGCAATGACTCTTCTTTTCTCTGCTTTAGAATGTGTAAAACACCTTTTTAGGTTATACAGTTTCACTTCCTCTTCTAGTTGATAACCTTGCTCTATTGCCTTTCTTATTACGATTTTAACATCACTTAAGGTCATGTCAACATTCGCTGAGACTTCGAGATCTCTCATGCCTTGAAGTTTCAGTTCTATAATTTGACCAAATTTGACTTTGAGTAGTTCGTTTCTTTCCTTTAATATTCTTTCGTTTCTAATTTTTCGGTTTTCTTTTCTCACCCTAAATACTGGCGGCGGAATTAGTCCCTGTCTTCTACCTGCCACCATGATTGTTTTGACTCTCACCTGCCCTATCCCCATAATGTTAGCAATACTTTTGCCGCCTAAGCCTTGTTTTCTTAGGCCTGCTACTTTTTCGATATCTTGATTTGTTACTCGGTTTGGCATAGTGTGCTAGTTTTTAAGGTTTTAAAAAAAAGGGGTTAAGCGTACAGTTTTTTAGTCAGCTTGCTTGCTTGCTTGCTCATTTGCTCCAGTGCGGCACTATGGCTTTGAATTGTACTCTCTAGTAATTTTCTGTTTGAGTCTGTTAGCTCTGGGGCGTTTGGTTCGATATAAACCTCGTCGTCTAGGTATTGATTAGCTTTGGCAATTCTATTTTTAAAGTCACTGATTTGCTTTGTAATCATGGCTAAAGCGTTTGCATTATTGATTTGATTAAGTTCCATAAGGTCTAAAAAGTTTATTAAAAAAAGTTGATTTTCGATTACAATATTTGCTTTAAATTTATCCATTTTATTTTTAGTGTTTTTCAATATTGCCAGGTTAAAAGCGTAAGTTTGATATGAAGTTTCGTGCATTTTATCAATCATTTTTTGAGTAAAGAAATACTCATTGTTTTGATTAGCAAGCCATTTTAAAATCATACTGTAGCCTCTTGTTTTGCTGAAAATCTGAAACGCTTTTTATCATAGTAAACCTCCTCTTTGTAATCTTCCCACCCCTCACGTGCCTTAAGTAGCTTGATTGTAGCTCTAGTGGACACGTCGTGACCTTGGTACTGCTGATTGCTTTGCCACTGCTCTTGAGATTGGTAGAGGTACAAAACATTAGAGGCTTTTGTGACTAGTTCTGAAATTCCCTTGATTTCATCACGATCTCTATCACCAAAATCATTATTTTTTTCAAGCCCTTTCTTAAATTGGCAAGCCATGATTATGCAAAAACCTTCTTGCTTGTAAAGGTCTTCTAGTATTTGTAAAATGTACCTTTGCTTGCCGTTGTCGTCACTGGATTTAAAAACTTTGTTTGTTTGAATCTCTGAAAAGTGATCAATCAAAAGGTGCTTAGTGCCGTAAATTGCTTTGTCCATTTTTGCCTTGACTACAATTTCCTCGATTGTTTTTGGGTAAAATGTGGCGATTGGATAAAAGTCAAGCATACTTTCGATCATCTCAAACTTGTCTGCCAAATATGGATTTTCAGCCTTTTTGATCCTTTCGATTGTTTCAATGTTTATACCTGAAATACACGCTGTGAGTCTTGGTATGTATTTCTCCATAGTCATCTCAACACTGGCGGTGAGGTTGTATTTGCACTGTTCTGCAAGCTCTCTAGCTGTGCTAATTAGAAAATTTGATTTACCGAACCCTGACTTAGCTACAACTAGGTTTAAGCTTGACTCTGGAAAGCCCCCACCCATTGCTTTTGTAAGTTTTTCACTATCACAAACTTGGGTCTTTTTTTGCTCGCTGGAGTTGATATAATCTAGGAATTCCTGTTTAAAGTTATATGGCATTTTAGGCATAGGTGGCGGTCTTTTTTATGATTGGTCTAAGTTTTAAAAGTTCATTTATATCGTAAGCTTCAAGCTCTTCCTTGGTCTGGATTGGTGGCGGTGGGAAGTTCGGAGTTGGTTCGGTTATGTTTTTTGTAGTTCTGATCCATTTGGAGAGCTTCAAGCTTATATTTTCATTTATGTTTTTGGTTCTACACCAACCCTCAAAATCTCGCCATATAGCTCTAAGCTCTAGTCTATCAAACTCAAATCCTTCCAGATTGTAAAGTCCATTTTGATATTCTAGTTTTGCGAATTCCTGTAAGAGTTCGTCTAACTGGTCTTGGTTTTTGTAGATTGGATTTTCAAAATTATCTTGGTCTAAAGTTTTGTATGTCTGGACTTCGTTTTTGGTTTCTAAAATTTCTTTTTGTATATTTTTAAACTCATTCTCTTTTACTTCTTCTTTTTTACTTAGTTCTTTTTTACTTATGCATAGGGGTTTTACCGTCACGGTATTAACCGTATGCGGTTTTTCCCTATACGGTTTTTCCCTATACGGTTTTTTCCTATTAAGTGGTTTTGAGTCCTGTGTTTCACTGAAAAGCTCATAGTCACAATCCCATTGACCTAACTGATTTTGATAATTTGTGCGTATTAAATAGCCTTCGTTTTCAAGTTCTTTTACAGCTTCACGGACGGCATCAAAACCCTCTTTTAGCTGGCTTACAATACCTTTTAATGTAAAGTCCCAGTTATCGGGTTTTGACTGTAAATAGCCATACAATCCTTTAGCTTTTAAGCTTACATTTTCATTGTTTAAAAGTGCTACTGGAGTAGTTGCAAACCTGTCTTTAATTTTTAATTTTGCCATAAGGGTCTTCAGTGCAAAGTTTAAAAAAAGATGGATTAAAAGATGGATCAACATTAAATAGATTATAATCAGTTACAATCGATCTTAGGGTTTGTGTGTCACACCTCAGATCATAAGCTAAATCATCAATAGCTTTTAGTGTAATTTTATAATCTGGCTGGACGCTGAGTTTTAGGCATAAAGCAAAGTATATGCCAACACCTTCGTGTCCCAGCTCTCTTTTGAGCTTTATAAAATTGGGTCGACTGAGCAGTGTCACGTGAAATCCTAAATGTGTTTTTTGTATCATAAGACATTAAATTAAAAGCCATAAGAGGCTAACAAAGAAGGTTGTGGCTCAATGTCTAGTTGGCTTACCACCCCCTTTGTTAGATCCTTAATCTCAAAATAAACCCTAAACATTCCCCCACTGTTAAGCAATTGTACGCTCCAACTTTTCAAGTGTTTCTAGCCAACTCGCAACCTGTCAAAAAGTGAGGGATAATGTATGCTTATCCCTCTGAAAATTCAAGCTGGAATCAATACAGATTCAACGATTGAACTATATATCAGATAACCAAAACATAAAGATTTAAATAGACCATACCTGTGGATCGATATCGTGCTGAAATTCAAGATCAAGCAGTTGACCGATTGGAGTCTTGTAGCTGGCTGTGTAGTTTCTCATGTTGTTCTCACACACACATTAGAGTACAATTTGGAATGACAATTTGGGCACAAGGGCATTAGATTGTCAAGGTCGTTAGAGCCACCTAAAGAGCGTGGTACTATGTGGTGTATCTCGAGCTTAAGCCACTGAGTTTGTGGTTCAGAGCATAAAACACACCGATAGTTGGCAGCTGCTCGAAGTTGCTCTTTGACATCACTTGGAACTTTTTTAGTGTTTCGCTCAACTGATTTCGCCATGATTTAGACCTCATGAAGTTTGGCTTCACTCATTCAAGTTTTAGGCTTGTTTGAGTGGTGTTTTAATGTTATGGTATTTATGACTAGAATTTCAATCTAATCAAAATAAAACGGTTTAATGCTTTATTTCGACTGATTACAGTATGCAATATTGTACAAGTTTTGTCAAGTTATAATGCACATCTTGACAAGTATGCTATATTGCGTCTATTATCTACGCATTATGTTATACAATTACAATCACTCACTTTCTAATCTTGCGTTAATTATCGGATCACGGTATGGCTGGGCTAAGTACACGGCTAGCCGTCCAGATCTATTTCAAATCATTACAATCTCTAGTAGGATAGTATCTGTCCAGACTGATATGGAATTGAAAGAGCTTAAAAAGTTTTATAAAGAAACACGCAAAACTAATCTTAAAAACAGATCAAAGCAAAAGCTTACAAGCGGTATAAATACGCCTGATCAAGGCATTGCCTAAAGGGTATATTTGACAAGTTGAGTGTAATGTTTTATACTTAGCAAGTAACAAATTAAACAGCTTTTGAAACTCCTGTCCGAGCCAACATACAGAGCCAACGATTTAATACACTTTTTACCAAACACTTTCCTTTTCAAATATGCACACAAAACTAGACTACAAGACACTCGCCAGCGATGCCAAGTCGACAAACAAAGACAAAAATGAAGCCGCCACCATGGTGATCATAGTATTATTTTTTGGCTTCCTAGTCGTAGGAGTAATGGCACAAATCCCACGACCTACAGAACAACGCCCACAGCCTCAAATCAGTGCTATTTCAAGTCAATCTAAATAAAACTACTCTATATGACTACCTTACCCCCTGCTTTTCAGCTTTCTATCTTGACACTCTGCCAAAATAGCAAACCTTTTAACTCTTTTAACCATGCGTGGATCCTAGCCAGCATGAAGTCCTACGATGGCATCATTCAGAGTCTAGGATGTAGATTGTCCATGTTCCAGCTCGATACTCTGCAAGATCATTTGGATACCATTATTGAAGACCTAACAAAGTCTATCGAAAAAGATAAGAGTAACCCCCACTATCTTAATAAGATCATCGAGCTAGCTGGCGAAATTACAGACCAGCGAATTCAAAGAACGACAGCTTTAGAAATCGAACTAGGCAAAAATTTATCAAACTAATCCCCTTTTTTTATCATCTTATGCTAGAAAACCAAACCCAACTAGACCGTATCCGAACCATAGTCGATACCCTAAACCGCGAAATTATGAAAATCGCAAACAGTGACCCCACTCTAGCTGATCAGCTAGATGTCCGCGACGAGCTGATGCGGCTAAACCATAAAACTTCTGACCTCTGTAAATTTTTAGAATATGTCGACAAAAACTTGGACAGGCAAGGCTTGGACTTTGAACTCGAAGAAATTTTCAATATCGGCCTCAGAAAATTCAAGCGAGTCGAGAAAAAATCTATATCAAAACTAAATACCGACAAGCTCAAAGAGCTGGTTCCAGACCAAGGTCACTATGATGAGTGTTTTGACATAGAGCTTAAAGCCAAAACCCAGCCAAATCTAGCCACAGTTCTAGCAGTTATGGGCTACAAGATAGATGTCAAGCAGCTCTATGAAGCCGAGGTTAAGCAAGGTGAATACACGATCAAAGAAATCAATTAAACCAAAAAACACCCCCTACTATGCCAAACAAAAACACAAAAGAACAGCAACTACTAGGGCTAATCCGAGATATGGAATTAGCTGCCACAGATACCTACTAAGTATCTTGATCAAGCCTCACAGAATGCGAGGGGGTTTGGATCAAGATGTTTTATCTTGAGTTTTTACACTACGCTTTTATGCTATTATACAACCCCGCCACCGCCCCACCTACATGGTCAATTAAGCAAAGAGGAATGTTTGAAGCACTTATTTCAGACTACTCAAAAATCAGTCTTGGCAACCCTAAACTGGCAGCCAAAGTCCGAGACAATCTAAAGAGACAATACAAAATTGAAAGCACTAAAAATCTTTCACAAATGCAGCTACAGGCTATCATAGCAACACTTATTTCAACAATCCAAATTACTAATCCAAATTACAGCCCACTATGTCATTAACACTAACCTTAGAACAAAACAGCCGTGAACCAGTTGAGGCTGGCAATCATGTAGCACGGTGCGTCCAAGTCATTGACTTAGGTCACCAAACTGAGAAAGCCTTTGAATCAGAAGACACTCAATTAAATCACAAAATCAGAATCACTTGGGAATTGCCAAACGAAATTCGTGAGTGGACGGACAGAGAGACAAACGAAGTCAAAAGCCGACCTGAAATAATCAGTCAAGAGTTTAAAGCTTCACTTCACGAAAAGTCAAAACTTCGCAAATTACTTGTGTCTTGGCGCGGTAGAGACTTCACAGAAGACGAATTAAAGGGTTTTGAGCTCAGGAATGTACTTGGAGCACCTTGCTTTTTAAACATTGTACACGCCGAAAAAGACGGCAAAAAGTATGCCAACATCTCAGCAGTCACACCACTAGCTAAAGGCATGACTTGCCCAGATCAAATCACTGAATTGATGTATTTTGAGGTAGAAAATTTTGACCAAAATCTTTTCGACAAATTGCCAAAATTTATCCAAGAGAAACTGGCAAAATCTGAGGAACTCAAAGACAATGAGCAATTTGACTTCGTTTTTGAAAACAAAACAGCAACAGCCCCAGCCCCAACACAGCTAGCTACTGATTCAGAGTATGAACTACCTGACATTGATCTTGAAGAAATCCAAACACCATTTTAAACAACTACAAGGGGTGTAAAAAGCCCCCAAAAATCTAGCAAAAAACTTTAGATGTCATTTAGAAAATTTAATCAAATAATTAGCTTATGCCCCAAAAAAATGCATTTCATTTTATGAATAAAGGCTCAAAATTTGATCGGATTTTTTCAATATTCTTTTTTAAATCGCTAATTATAGACTTAGCCACGGGGTGCGACCTTAGTCAAGACCTACAGCTACCAACCTATCAAGGGCAGTTTTTATCAATATCTCAAAAACTGACCAAAAAAGAAATTGCAAAAAGTATCGAATTTTTAGCCAAATTTAAATCAGCAACAAAAGACAAGCTCGAAGCTCAAAAACTACTCCAAAATCATTTCAGACTCACTGACTGCGATGTTTCATTTTAACCCAAATTTATAAAAATCTAATCTAACCAATGACCACACAAACCCCCCAATTACAAGCCTTTTTTACCAATCCAGCTAATGTAGGGCAAGACAAACTGTTTGGATTTACTTTTGATCAAGAGAGTGAAATCGGCATAATGTTTAAAAGAATAATTTGCAAAGACGGTTTTAGTTTTAGTTGCCAAGCTGATTACTCTAAATATTGCACACCACGCATTACTTTTTATTGTATTGATTCATTTGAGTACAGTAGAATGGAGTTAGGCTATCCAAGCGCATCAGATGACTTAATTATTGAATTTGCAGATCAAAAAGAGATACCAACTAAGACAGTTTACCCTTATGTCCCAGTCGAAATAATCGAACAACTAATCACGAAACACGGTGGCATAGACCCCGATAAATATAACCTAACCAATGTCTAACGCAACCCTGTCTACAGTCCTAACAGTCACTCTAGTGATCGTGCTGGTACTCCTATCAAGCCCCCTAATACTTATATATCAAGCTGGCAAAGTAACAATTAACTTTTTTAAATGGCTTTATAGCCTTATATAATCATATTATGTCCAAATATATAAACCCTTATTTTGAAGAATTTAAGAAGTTAGTTTGTAGCAAATATCGAGTAAATGAAAAATTTCAATTCAAAGTCGAATTAAGCCCAAACGGCAGGGGGGGCGAGCAAATTCTGACTGGGTACATTGATTCTGATGGCGACCTAAACACAGTAAACAGCAACCAAGACAATATTAACGGTGTTGATTATGAGTGGGGGGAGAGCTGGAAAACCGTCTACAAAGGCACTTTTGAACTAATAGAGTCAACTCGCACGCTCCGAGATATAAAGGTTGGAGATATAATCGAAGACGGAAGTCGGTCGTTTAGAGTTGCAGAGATTTATGGAGTGACTTTTAGTGCTTATCCAACAGACCACGCTTGGTATAATCTTACAGTGCTGTCTTTTGACCAGTGCGAAACTGAAGGGTTTGTGATAACCAATCAAAAAGCTGTGCCTGAGCCAGTAGTCGAAAAGATTGAGACACCAAAACCCAAGTTTAAAATTGGTGATGTGGTTATTTATCGCAGCCTTGAAGAGAATGATATGAAGTATGTAATTAGTACAATATCAGTTATTAAATTATCTAAAACTGGTTTTATTTACACTTTACCAAGTGGTGGTGATTATTCTGAAATGCAAATTGAACTCTACACCGACTAACCAACTTTTTTAAAAAATAAAACCAAAAAATATGCTCCAAAACACAAAAACCAAAATCCAATCTGAAATAAAAAAAGAAACCCCTTTTCTTAAAAATATGCTAATCTTTTTTACCATCGCTTATTTAGCCCTAAGTCTAAACCCCCCAACCAGCAGCCTGAACCAACCAAGTCCAAAAATTGCTCAGGCTAGCGAATTTATCCAGACCGCTGAAATCGAGCCACTGGCCACACGGCAACCATTTTCCGGACCTCAGGAAAATCAAAAACTTGATACCAACGCCGTGACGGTAAATCCCGTTGCGGTCAAAAGTCCAGAACGAGCCAAAAAACTCAATGACTGGATCAAGTCAAAAGTGCCAAACAGTCCATTAAACAATACAAATTTTGACACTGGTCAAATATTGCTAGATATTGAAAAGGAAACAGGTGTAAAGGCTGAATTTATTTTAGCTAAAGCTCACCAAGAGACCAAGTTAGGCACAAGTGGGGTCTGTAGGCGCAATGTTGGCAGTGTTGGCGAGACTGACAGTGACCGTCGTACTGGCAAGTTTTGTCAAGATTTCAGATCGGTTGATCAGACTAAATCAACAGATAGAATGGAGCATTACCAAACAGATGACTATTTACTTAGGTCACTGCGTGCGATCGCTGACACTATGAATAATCAATATCTAGGCGGCTCAACCGTACTTTGCCAGCTATCCAGTGGCTACAACGGCTGCAACAAAGACCAGATCAAAGCGATGAAAGGCAAATGGTATGCAAGCAACCCGAACCACTCACGAGCCTTAGCCAGTCTTCTGACAGATATTACAGGTCAAGAGTGGACACTACAATCAAATTTTAAAAATTAAATAAATATATGTCACACCTAAAAACAACCATCGAAATACAAGACAATATCCGAAGACGCTACCTGTTAGTCGACAATCTGAGGCTTGGAGAAGAAATCGAACGAGGCAACAAAGATGCGTTAAAGTGGGCAAAAAAGCAACTTAAAAAAAGAACCAGCGTCTCCATAACCAACATTTCAAGGCTTGAAAATGAGCTTGCTGGCTGGAGAAAAGAGCTAAGTATTCTAGAAAATGCGACCCTAAATATTGCAAATAACAATTTTGACATAATCTAATATATGCCACACCCCCTACAAATACGCCTGATCAAGCCAGTTTGGCTGTAGTATATTTGACAAGTTGAGTGTAATGTTTTATACTATGTTTAAGATCAATTTAAGATCGCTTAAACAACACTTATATGACCAATACAATTACAATTAACAATCAAGAAATCAAGATTAATAGCTATAACAATTTTGACCTATCAAAGTTTGACTTTACAGAAATCAGAGATTCTGGGTATGTTTTACTTGATGATCAGCAACTATCAAGCAAGTACAGGGAGGGGCTAGAGCCTACAGGTAATTATATTGGAACAGCCCTAACAGGTTTTAGGACGGACACTAAATCACCTATTCCAATAACTGAAAGATTATACCAAGGAATTATTACATGGACACCTCGAAAAGTTCAGTATAGCTCTCACATTAATCAAGGAAAAAAAGGTTATACAATTAGCATTATCGACTCATATGATGAGCCAGATGTAGCTTTTTTCAAGCAATCAAAAGTCAAAGAGCTAGAAATCCAAACAGGATTATCAGAAAAGGAATTAGCTAATTGGATAATAGCAACTTACAGATTTTAACACTTTTTACAAAACAATCTTTTTATTTTATGACTACTCCAAACGCTTTTGATATTGAAACAATCTCTAATGAATTACTAAGATTCGCATCAGTCGATTCAATGATTGAACGCCTTAACATTGACACTAGCCGATATAACGAAGTCTCACAAATAATGTCTGATTTTAAAATTGCTTGGGATAGCGCCCCCTGTGACGAAGAGGGTGCAACTAAATCACAAGATCAGTTTATGGATCAACTTTTAGACTTTGCAGCCAAAGAGTTAGAAAGCTTAGTTTAAAACTTTTTACAAATCAATCTTTTAATATATGTCTTCTTATTTAAACTTCAACGATAAAAACTACATTATTCACTACACTAACGATATTCGAGACTATTTTTCTTACATAAAAGAAAATAATATTGATAAGTACTCTCTTCTGTATTTTCCCATCCATAATGGAGATATTGTGGAAATTGAAAATCCTTCTCAGGAAAAAGTTGAAGACTTGCTTGCAGACGAAATCGTATCAGGCAGTAAAGTTTGGACATTTAACTGTGATTACGGCAACTGGGTAAATAGACATGATCCGTTCGATGGCTGGAGAGTTTTAACTGTTACTAGAGAGACATACTTGAACGAAAGGCTTTGCCGTGCTGTCAATTATAGTTTAGTTGATAGGGTTTTCTATGAGGCAGGATCTGATCAAGATAATTTACTTATTGATCTTAATGATGTTGAGCTTATAGAATTACTAGCTCAGTCTAGCAATAAACTTGTCGAAAGGTTTTTAGATAAGCTAATCTAATATATGCCACACCACCCACAAATACGCCTGATCAAGCCAGTTTGATTGTAGTAAATTTGACAAGTTGTAAAGAATGTTTGATAATATGTTTAAGATCAATTTTAGATCGCTTAAACAACACTTATATGGCTATAATCACTAAAGAAGGATACGAAGCAAAAACAAGATACGCTCAAAAGAATGATCAAGATAATGCTGAAATTCTTGTCGAAGCAGGAGTAAGCCGAGATGTAATTGACAATATGTCACACATCACGGCGACTAGACACGCAGTCCATTGTATGAATAGATTGGATCTATTCAACACCGAATCAGCTAATTTTGACAGCGCTTGGGAAATGGTTAACGAGCTACAAGAATTTGCTGGAGTTAGCCCCCTTGATGAATTTGACAGCCCTCTTGATACAGACTGGGATCAAGTTATGGATGATGAAGATAAATCTCTTCACAATGATAATTTTAGCCAATACTTCGAATATTCTGGCACTTTTTATTCGAGAAAGATTGAAGAATTAAACACCTCTGTGGAAGCAAAGCTAAAAGAATTCGATCTGAAGTACGGGACATCTTATTGTCCTACTGGACTAAGCAGAAATTTTTAACACTTTTGTACAATTTATTTTTAATCAAAAACCACCCCCAAACAGGGGGCTTTTTTTTAGCCTAGTGTTTAGGACTAATAATATCTTTTAAAAACTCATCTTTAGCCTCTTGGCTTGCTACAAGCCCAACTAGCCTAGCTTTGTCCGTCTCTAGGATAAACACCTTATTTTCGAGTGTTTCAATTTTTGTTTGGCTTACAATCAGTAGCTCTTTTAGTTCCTCGACCACGGCTGTCAAAGCAGCCATTTCACTTTTTTCGCTATCCCTAAGGTAGTCACCTACCATTTGTCCAATTTGGAGGAGGACTAGACCTATCGTCAATCCTGTAGAGCCTGATCCAGTTAGAGCTTTGATTATTTCAGAATCCATATAACTATTGATAACTATTGATTTGTTTTGATATGTATTGATAACTATTGATAACTATTGATTGGCTTTATAATTTTTGATCTCGTTGTCACGGTCTGCCAAGGCATTTGCAACTTCCGGATCACACTTCTTACCCTCGACCCAGCTATTATACAAGGCATTTAAATCATTAATATAGCTAAATCGCTCCTGCTCTTCTCGACCGCGTGGATTCATCCAAGCAAGCGGTTTTACTGGCTCTTTAGGTTTTGGTGGTTCTACTTTAGCTACCTCTTTAGGCACTAACCAGCCCAAACACGATCCAACTCCAAACTTGCCAAGTCGGATCTGCTGGAAAGTAGTATAGCCATATTTTGTCAGTCTAATTGCGTTGGCACCTAGTCCGTCACCATTACCACTGCCACCGTTCTGCTCTAGCACCCATACAAAGTCTTTGTCTGCACTGTCGACCGTGCCAACATGACCACTGGGGTTTCTAAATGTTGAATCAAATACGATTATAGCCCCTTTAGGTGGCACACCATTTGGGCTGTTTGGTATTCGGTTTACAAATTCGTCACTAACCAAACTGTTTGACTTCATAATGTCTTTAGCACCCCCACTATACCCAACTGGTCTAAAAGGAAAGCCCCAAACGTCTTTGACCGTGGCTTTTGCTGTGTCTACGCACTGGAATCGAAACACGCCGTCAATATCGATTCGTTTGCCTAATAAATTGTTTTTAAAGTTAAAATAGTCCATAAAAATAAAATAAAAAGTTTGGTTCAAAAATAGGTTAAGCGTCTTCCCAATTGCCAAAAATTAGATCATTGTTTTCTTTCAAGCTCGCCACATACTTATAAGCTTGTGTCCAAATGCTTATATTCTCACCAGATTTAGGTGCAAATAATTCGTCAAAAATATCAGCCCTAACTACATAGACTTTGCTCAATGATCCGATCTGATCAAAACCGTCAATCCGATCTTGTTTAGATTTATAGATGGTGACAAAAACAATCACCTCTTTTGCTCTTTTATCAATGTTTATTTGATCGATTACCAAATACGCTTCGCTGTAGATATTGCCAATTTGATCTTGTTCTGTGAATCCTGTTTTGATTTGTAATGCCATATAATATTGTTTAAATTGTTTTTAGAAAGTTACTAAAGCCGAGCGCTTCCAGCCTGTAGCACTGTTAGCTGTCTTAATGTAAATAAAGCCAGTATCCCAAGCTACATCGCCAATATTGCCGTTTGTGTCAGCACTTGAAGTAGGTGTGTAAGATGTTACTAACCTAAACTGGTTAAACCCTGTCGAGTTTGTGACCTGTAGCCGTGCGGTAGCATTTAAACCACCTATGTGCATATTGCCAGCCTCAGTAAAATGGGCGATGGTAGTAACTGGGCTACCAGCATTTACAGTTGACCGTAAAAGCTCAAAACCGTCTGCGTTAAAATTAGTTCTAAAACTGTAGGTAAACTTAGTATTAAAAAAGTCTAAAATTGCACAAGCAGCAGTGCTTTGTATTCTAATACCTGTGACATTGCCACCTCGAGCGTGTATAATTGCCAACGGTGTGGCACCCCCAAAACCTGCACTACCAGTAAAGACTGGGCTTGCTATGTCGGCTTTTAGAGCAACACTAGTGGTCGTCGCCAAACTACTTAAGTCTTGATCTCCACTATTTGAACCACTTAAATTTGGTGCTGAAATATTGCCAGTGAAAACCTGACCAGCAATATTAGCCTTTAAATTTATGTTTGCAATATTAGTAGTAATTTGAGCTTGTACCTTACCGAAAGCAGTCAAAATACTGTCACCAGCTGTGATAACCGCATTGGTGGCAGTTGATAACCCAGCCAAAAGGCTTGAAATGGTAGCCAATCCAAAGCTAGGGATTGCCACTGGAATTGTTGCCGCCGATAAATCAATCAGATTAGCTGTGCCAGTGCCAATTACTCCGATAGTCCACTGTCTATCTAAGACCCTGACTACATACGAGCCGACACTTAAACTGACCGTGCCAAGCCCTGAAACATCAGTTGTGACGGTCTTAGTTGTCCCGATTACCACAGACGGTGGCTCTGAGGTAAACTCCCCCACTAAAGTGAAAGATACTGATGTTTGGAGGGGTTGATTGATCGAATCTTTTAAATTGATCGAGATGATTGTTGGCATGTAAAAAAGATAAAAAGATTGATTTAGATTGATTTTATTTTAGAAATTTAATTTCTCCAAAAAGTTTAATACCCCCAACATATGGAGCTAAATCAGCCCCTACATTGACATCAATAAACCTGAGATATTTTGTAGACCTAAGGGGGATAGTTTCCCACCTTGCACCAAGCCCATCAAAGACGCTGGTTCTAACAACTGAACCAAGTGTAAACCATGTTTTACCATCTTCCGAACCTCTGATTTGTACATTGATAGCAACTCCGTTAGCATCAAGAGTATTTCTTAGTACTAACTGACTTGGTCTGGCAAAGCAGTGGTCATTTTGTAGCTTACCACCAAGGGTGTAAACATAAAGTCCCGAAGTAAAGTTGTAAATTTCTCTTAAAATTTTTCCACTTGAATAACCTGTGGGTGATGGAGTCGTTCTAACCCCAGCACTTAGCCACGAACCAGTTGAACTGAAAGCAAAATTTGATGTGGTAAGTACACATATTTTAACCCTTGAGCTAGCAGGGTCGGTAAAATTACCACTCCACCCAGCACCCCCAAAACAAGGCTCACTGTACACTCTAGCAAGTCTATCAGTCCCGATAAAGTCGAAAATATCATTATTAAGAGCAGGGTCTGAAAGCTGGAGCCTGATAGGTCCCCCCAAATTGACTCCACTATTCAAAGTGTTTCTATTTGTGTGTTTATGAGTAAACAAGTTTGACATATATTTTAGGGTTTTTTTTATTCGTCAAAAGAGTCAATAGACACAATCACATCAGCACCGTTGGTAATGGTTGCAGTAATTGCACAATACAAGTACTCACCAGCGTCTAACATAAGCTGATTATCTTCGAAAGGAATAATATTTGGGTTGTATGAGGTGGTAGAGGCAAAAGTGGTCACTGGCATCACCGTATCAAACAAAAACACGGTATTAGCTGCAGTTGGTGCAGTAGGTGAGGTCGACTTAAAAAAACGAATAGCTGTAGCAGCCGCAAGGTTACCATTTAAAGCCACTCTAATTTCACGAATTTGAGCTTTATCAGTTGGGGTGTAGGCAGTAGAGGTGCCTAGTAAATCTATTCTATTTAGTGTGCCTGACGCGTCTGTGTTTGTGTTGACCGCAGTCCCTGTGACTATATTAAAAGCTAGGGTTCTAGCTCTTTTGACATGATAGGTTAATTGATTAAGTGGCATATTATAAAGATTGTATAAAGATTATTAAAAGTTTTGTTCAGCAAATATTTTTGTTGCATTGATTTGCTTTTGTGACAGCCCACCAGTCCAGCCAGCGATACTAAAAGTCTCAGTAACACCTGAATCAATATTGTAGATTTGATCTCCTAACTGGGGTGTTAGAGCGTTTCTTTGAGCGGTGGTTAGGTTGTTTAATCTCAGTCCAGCGTGATTAGTCCCTGTAAATTGTAGCTTGCCAGTCAGTGCACCACCTACTAGCTCCAAGAACCGTCCAGATGCTACATTTGACACATCTAAAAAGGCTATTTGCCTGATTGGGAATATGGTGGCACTGGCTGCACTAATATTATTATGAGTAGCTTTTGAGCTAGCTGTATAAGTAATCTGACCACTAGTGATCACACTGGATCCACCCACTACAGTGACACGGGCTAAAACCAAGTAAAACAAATCGGCAGTTTCTACCAAGTTTGGATCGACTTGCGTACCAGTGACGGCAGCCGTGCCTTGGATAATTTCAATTTCTACTACCGTAAGCAGTGAATTGGTTTGGATTACCCTGATCACTACTAAATCATTCCTAGACTGTCCAACGCTTGGCGGTGTGGCAAATCCTAAAGTTTGCCCGGCTAGATCAAGAAAATATGTAAAGCGATTAAAAGAGTCTTCACCGTTGACCACGGCAACCCCTACACTCACATCTACATTAAGACTGGGCGTACTTTGAGCTGTAATTGCAAGCCCTCGAAGCACGCCCTCTTGATTAAAAATCTGAGTCCAAGTGCCTAAAGTCTGCTCATTGGCAAACTGGGCGTTATATAATCCTTTTAGAGTGATTGGCATATTCTTATACTATACGCCGCGGCACTGTTAAGCAATTGTACGCTCTAGTATTTAGATTTTGTCTGTCTTTTCTTGGATAGCTTTTATGATTCCAGCCAAGCTATTTTGGCGGTTTGGTTGGGTAGATCCAACTTCCAGTTTAACCATTTCATAGCCGTTTGGCATATCGACAGTAAGATCAATTTTAAAAACTTTCAGATATTCGTTAAATTCAAATCTCCCCCCAGTGTCGCTCAGCTCAACTTTAAATTTTACAAAGTCACCTACATCAAAAGTGCCAAACTGACCTTGATTTTGCACTGTAAAAACGTATTCTAAAAGTGGCTTTTTCTTGGCCTCGACTATGCCCTCAGTATATTCCTGTAAAGTAGATAAAACACTAATATCATCGTTTTTGTAATTCTCCTGTGTCATCTTATTTAGGTTTAAACGGTCTTGGTCACTGTCACGGCTAGTCACACTAATCGCCGCACCTGTCCCCTCGACATAGTTCACGGTCTCACGTGGATTCACTTTTCTTTTTACTGAAATGATACTTGAGTCCTCAAATCCAAACTTGACATCTGTTTGAGTGCCGATCTCGCTTGCCCAATGAAACTGGTTATATTGGTTTCTTTTGACTGACGGTGCCAAGATAAAATCGCCGCCGTTAATGACTTCACTAAGAGCCACTAGAGCCTTCCAAATCTCATCTTTGGCATAGGTTCGAGTTCTTAGCTGGTTGGTTGCCAGCGTGCCAGCAGTTATATTTACATCTACTTGCCCAGTGGTAAAGGCACCGCTTTTGGTATCTGTTTGGGTAGCATTAATTAATCCGATTGCAATCGCACTTTCCTGAACACTTGTAAATGTTCCGGTAAAATATCTCTTTGATAAATAATAAGAATTTTGGATAAAAGTAAATTTTGTGCTAAGTACCGTGCCAGTAATATTGTCTTCAATAATTGGTTTTATACCAGCCCAAATAAGCAGTTTATCACGGTAGACTCTAAGCTCGCTGTACTCACTAATTAAGTTGGCTTCGTAGTTGCTTACCTCACTAGCTTTAAATGCCAGCGGTATGTCAAAACTCGCCTCAGTCATTGCATTTAGACCCCAAGCACATTTAAAGTTTTGCACTGTGGTCAGCTCACAAATTCTTACACCATTTTCGACAATTTCGAGTTTGTAGTCCGCCATATTTATAAGTGGTCAAAAGTATTTTTAAAACTAAATGTAGCGGTAGTAGCGGCGGTATTAGAGCCGTTTGTCACTACCTGTAGTATATTGTTACCAACTGCTAATTTTAGAGCGTCAAAGCTGCTCAAATAATTGTATCGATTAGTCACACTATTTTCTAGCACTTTTGGGCGTGATATGCTTAGTGTGTTGCCCCCACTTAGCACATATTGATCTGTAGAGCTACCAATAGTAGTAAATTTGTTTGTGGTTTGATTCCAAATGGTTATATTTTGAAACGGGCCAGTAAGTAGTAAGTCTGCAAAAATCTCAATACCGCCGCCATTGACTACCGTGACCGTGTTATTAGTCAAACCACTACCGATCAAGCTTGGTATTTGAAAAGGTATTTGTATACCATTTTGGGCAAATGTGAGGCTATAGCTAGTAGTAGCCACCGATCTAAAATACGGATCTGGACAAGTAATAGTGATTTCAAACTCGCCAAATCCTAGCCGTGGCAAATCAAAGGCAATATTGATCAGACCCTTTGACTGATACACTGTAGGGGTAGTCTCAAAGGTGGTTAGAGTAAAAGGTATTTCAGTTTCAAAGTTGTAAAGGTAGTTTTGCAAGGCGCGCATTTTTTGGTAAAAGTCTGTCAGACTAAATCCAAATAGTACACAACTAAAAGTGATCTCACGGCGGTCAAAGCGGTTTGATTGGGTAACTGATTTGTTATCTCTAGCCAAGCTAACCAAGTTAGTCTTTGAGGTTGGACGTTCCAACCCCTTTACACCTTCTTTGATCTTGGCTTGGTCACTGGCACCCCCTAAACTAATTAAATTGTTAATATTTAAGATCATATTTTACGCGGTTTGATTGATTTGTTGACCTATTATTCTAGCCACCTGTTGAGCTATGTCTTCGTTTGATTGGTTTGGCAAGGTTTGGACATTGATTGTAATACTAGAGATTTTTTGATTGATTGCCCTAGTGTCATTGTCTAGCTTGTCTTTTCTGAGTTGTATTTGACGATCTATTTCGAGCTGTGAAAGGTCTGTCTGTTTTTGGGAGGCTTCACGGTCTGATCTACCTTGTGTGTCGTCGCTTGCTAGTTTTGATTCGGTTAGTTTGGTTTTAGCCTCTTCAAACTGCGATAACTCTTTTTGCTTTTGTAGTTTTTCAATATCTTGACTTGCTTGATCTTTCATTATATCAAGTTGAGCTTTGAGTACTTTTAGATCTTTTTCAGTTTGGGTCTCTTTTGCTGCCCCACCGCCACTAGCACCGCCACCAGCCCCTGCCTTTGATTTAGCTACTTCAATTTTAGCTGTTTCAAGATCTGCTTTAGCTTTTTCAACGTCTTTGTTAGCCTCTAGCATTAGGTTTGGCATTGCTACCTCGCTTGTCTTAATATCTGCAACTTGCTTACCGAAAGCCCCTGAGGCGTTGGCTAGATTAGCTAAAACTTCTTTAAAAGCTCCTTTTTGCTCATCTCCTAGCTTTGCGAGTGCTGGCGGATTTTTAGCTAGTGCGAGTAGCTGCTCCTGACCAGATTTACCGATGCCGTCAAGGAACTTTTTGATGCTATCTCCACCGCCTTTTATTTGATTTGCTATATCTTTAAAATTGAGGCTTTGCATTCCTGTAGCTATGCCTTGTATAGCTACATTGATCAGGTTGGTTATGTCGTCGACTGATTTAGTATTTTCTGGAGTTTGGGCAATTCCCAAAAAGGATTTTGCACCGCTTGCAATATTCGCCACTGAGTCACGGTTAGCAGTCACTGGCTTCTCCATTTCAGCCTTTACTTTGGCTAGCTGATCCATTGCCCCGCCTAGGCCTAAAATATCTAGACCTTTCTTCACCCACTCATTTTCACCGATCGACATGATCATCCCAATGATCGAGGCCACCGCTTTTTGAACTACACTTTGAACACCGTCCATAATTGAAGCAATTCCACCGACTAATCCAGCGACCATGTCAATTAATCCCTCAAGCATTTTACGCCAGTCAAGCGTAAATATACCTTGGATAAATTTAGTAGCACCTAAGACAACTTTCATAATACCAGCAAATATGCCGCCAAATGTTGTCAAGACTACCTGTAAGACTGCTGTGACTGCTGGTGAGATCCAAGATAGAAAACCACCCACAAACTCAATTAAGCCACCAAATACAAGCCCCCCAACTTGTAAGACGCTACCCATAGTCACAGCTAGAAAATTAAAGACCTCGCCAAATATTGGTGCAAAGTTAGTAGCTAAGAAGTTTGACAATGCATTAAATCCAGCCACTGCACCATTTACGAATCTAAATATACCGTCAATTATACCACTTAAATTGTTAAGTAAGAACGCTCCAAACTCGCCAAATCTTGCCCCAATCCATTGAAAACTGTCCTGTGTTACCTGTCTTATACCACCAAAATTGGTTTGCCAAGCATAAAATAGTAATCCAATAACGGTGCCAAGTAAAATAAAAGGGGCGGCAGCTATGATCGCAGCGGTTGCCATACTAAACAAAGCTCCCACAACTAGAATACCGATCACACCAGCAAGCCCAATAAAGACTGATTGCAAAACTACTGCATTATCTCTTAAAAATTGTATCGCTGGCTCCATAGTGGCCTGTATAGTGCTAAAGTCTATTGTCAATAATAGTGCTGTAAATTCTTTTAAATATGGATTTATACGATTTCCTAACTCTGTAGAAAATTCATTAAATCTCTGACCTAGTGCCATCATATTGTCGTCAAGAGTGCCTTGCAGCTGGGCTGAGCTTCCAAGCGTCAAGTTGGTCAAGTCAATCATTCCAGCGTACCTAGCTTGCATCTTTTGAGCCTCGTCTAGCTTACCCACGGTCAAGCCCAAAAGCTCGCCTTTTTGTTGCATTATAGCCAGCCCTCTTTTATCAATGTCATTAAAGTTTTCTGACACACCACTCATATTTCCAAGTGCTGAGTTTCCTGTAGTATAAGCAAAGGCAAGGTTTTTGACCGCTGTGGCAAGGTCAATACTAGAGCTTTTACCTGTTATAGCTTCGTTTGTGAAACGTTTTAAAAGGTCAGATGATTGGTCAAGTGTGAGACCTGTACGGATCAGATATTGTAAAGATTCAGACGCTGAGACTGTCCCGACTCTAAGATCACGCCCCAAAGTGACTGCTAGCTCTTTAGCCGCTTTACCGTTTATGCCAAATTTACTCGAAATAATATCTAAGACAACCCCTTGCTTTTCGAGCATAGAGGCGTTTTCAACTGCCGTCTTAGTCAGGTATACCAAGCCAGCCCCAGCCCCAGCTAAACCAACTAAAAGCCCTGTCTTAATCAATCCAGCCGTCGCTTCAAAGCCTTTGTTCATTTGAGCCAAGCCTTGACTTGCTAAGTTGCCAGATGATCTTTGAGCGTTATCAATCGCCCCAGATAAACCTTTCAAAACCGCGCTAGCTTGATCCTTGGCATTTATCAAAATATTTAAAATAGAGTCATTCATAGTTTATCTTTTATTTTGGGCTTCCTTACGGTCTCGACCTTCATTTTCAGCTTGCTTGTACCACTCAAGCTTTTTCATGATGTAGTAAGACTGGTTGAGATAGTCTGAAAATTCTCTAAATTGCAGTTTTTCCCAGAACTGCATAAACTGGTAGTATTCACGTGGCACAGTTTTTGCTATGCCAAAGTGAAAATTACTTATTTGGTCGTATTCCTCTTGGCAGTAGAACTGTTGAGATTCAACCGCTCCAACTGCACTAAAAAACCACCGTCTACAATAACTGACAGCAAATCAAACATTGAGTCAGGTTCGATTTTGTCTACATTTATATCAAGGCTAAAAGTCTGTATTACGATTTGAGTCATTACTTTATTCTTTTTTGAAGAGTAGTCTTTGGTCATTTCAATGATACTGACTTCATCGCCATTCTCATCTTTTTTAGACTTGATTATCATACCGCTTGAGATTTCAGCAGCCCAGTCACAAAGCTGTGACCAGCGTGGCACCCACGGCTTGTAGGTATAAGTGCGCTCAGTTACATTATCATTTTCGTCGCGTACTCTGACCGTGATTGGTTTAGTTGCGTCGATTACTTCAACTTTTAATGTTTCAGGTTCTGCTTGTGCCTTAAAGGCGGCTAAGTGGTTAATATCTGACATATATAAGGGTTTACTGGTTAGTTGCTAAAGAATTGATTAGCAAGCCGTTTATAAGTTCCGGATTTTCAATTTCGACTGATAGATCATACGAAATATAACTGTCACGCTCAATTGGATAGTCGACCATGATCAATGATGGTGGGCAGTCAATATATATACGAGGTCTCAAAGCACTAGTTCCAATTACTGGCAAGTTTGAACCGTTTGAGTCAAGCCTAAAGGCTAGCTTTGTACCAGCTTCAAACTGAGCGAGTAGCGAGTTGGTTGCATTAAGATTGATAGTCGCTTTTAATGTTGCCTTTCTGCCGTTAGCTGGTGTATCTATAGGGTTTACACTGCCTAAAAAGAATTGGGCTTCGACTGAATTATCAAATTCAAAAGTGGCACTAACTACTTCACCAATTATGGTAGCTGAGCTTAATCCAGCTAATGTAGCTGCAAATGCTAGAGTTGTATTCTTCCCCAAAAGAGTAAAAGTCTGTTTTGTAAAAGCTGGTGTAATTGCAGTTGTGGTGGTCTCTGATCTACCTACTACATCGATTGCATAAGTGCTGTCATCAGACTTAAAATCAAGAGTGATCTTTTTTGAGGTGCAACCATTGACCCGCCTTGATCCTTCGTCGCCTCTACCTGTGATAATAGTAAAGGTTGGGAGTAAGTTATTATTTAAGACTGAGAAAGCCCAGCTTGTGGCTCCTAGAGCGGTGGTTGGTGTGGCAGTTCCAAAGGTTTTAGAGATTGGGAATAAAAGACCGTTTGTGTCGCCTTTACCTTTGATAGACCCTTCCGCCCATTGTTTGGAGATTACTTGATTTTTTAAAGCTCCGACTGTGCCGTCAGCTGATTCGTCTTTAAATGATTCCATTTTGGTGGTCACTGAGAAGTCTTCCCATTGTACACCGTTAGTAAATCCTGTTGTTTCTGCTACTCCTCGAACCGCTTCGGTCTTGACTGCGAGGGCTTGATTACGTCCTTTTGAAAATGGCATAGTTAGTTGTTATTAGTTTGAGTTGGTAAAAGTGTTTTTTGATACTCTTCAAGCTGTTTTAGGGCTTCGACTTGAGTCTGGGCAGTAAATAACTTGACTGAGCCGTCGGGATTGTTAATTCCAGCGAATGTAAATTGGATTGGATCATTTTCGACGCTGGGTGTAATAAGTTTTGACATAGGTTTTAATAGTTTTGGTTAGTTGCAAGCCTCAGTGTCTTCAATTTCGAATGTGATTTGTCTGATAACTGTGTCATCAGTAAAAGACATTTCAGCACCGTTAAAAGGCTCTGAGGTGCTTAGTATTTTAGAATCTTGCCACCCATTATTTCGGGTGGATTTTGTCTTTAGGATTTCCTCAACTTTGTTTAATAATTCTCTTAGTTGGCTTTCTGCTAGCCTAACTTCTGTTTGATTTGGCTCAAATTGAGCTACTAGACTGATCTTGTATTGTCGACTGACTTCGTAAGTACCAAAGTCCATGTCTAAATACCTGACTGCTCCGTCACTTATAAAAATATACGGATATGAGTCACTAGTGTTAGTATATTGCCCAAATACTGGCACGGTTTTAGTCGTGGGTACTGTGCTTGTAATACCTGTCAAAAGTGTCACAATCTTAGCAATCTGGGCTTGTGTAGTAGTCATTAGAGTTTGTCGATTTCAGCTTTTAAAATGGCTGGTATAGCCCTTTGAGTGGTCTCGATTGCTGGCTTCCAAAATGGTCTGGCTCGCATACCTTTGTAGAAAATTGGTCTTGGTAATATACCACCAAAAGTTGTCCAATATGGTTGTCTACCATTATATATTCCAGTTCCAGTCTCTAAGTATTTAGCATAGTTCACGCCAGCACGAACTCTTGATTGCAGTGGATCCACTTGCTCAACTGAGATTGATTGCAGAGCTTTACCAGTTCGACTAAATGGACTTTTTGGCTTTGGGCTTGCATACACTGAGGTTTGCAGATTCCTTTTGGCCGTGGTTTCCATTTTGTTAGCAACTTTGAAAACCGCCCTCGAAAGGGCGGGTAATGCTCCTACTTTCAATCTTTTGGAGGTTTCAATAAATCCAGTTGTATCAATGCTTAGTTGCATATCTATTTTGTCTTTATTTCACTTTCCCAAAAATCTACAAAAGCTGGGTTACATCTTTTGACTGGATCTTTGAAACTGTAAGTCGTGCCATTGATTGCGATTGTAGCGTTTCGATCTGGTTTAGTTGCTAGTATAGTGGTTGAGATTTGCACCTTTCTTACAATACCAATAAATCCATTCTCGATCTGCTCTTGGCGTTCATAGAGTACGATATTAGTAAGTGTTACACCTGCTTGCTTGACTCCATTAGTATAAGCAAAATAAGTTCCTGAAACTAAGTAAGGTGTCGCAGTTGGCAAGGCGTGGCACTCTATCATACTAGGTATTTGTTTAGAATTGATATTAGCGGCTTATATTCAGTGATTGAATTTGTAAATTCGTGGCTGTTATCACTGTATGTGATGTCGGAATCGCCTGTTTTGGCTCGTGTAACGGTGCTATAACCACTGCTGGCATAAGTTAGTTGACTGTTGATATACCTAATTATAGCCCCTTTTAGATCAGCTGGCACGGTGGCCATAAAGCCCCACGATCCAATCATTTCCAAGTATTGTGGGTGTCTAATTGAGTAACATCTTGAGTATGGCACTAGCTCAACCCTGTTATACAGTCCATTTACAAAGCTATGCTCAATGAGAATATAGTCTTCATTTTCGATTAGCACGGTCTCGCCATTTGAGTTGTATTGTTTGATTTTTAGGCTCGAGAGCGACTGAAATGATTGTATGTCAAAAATGGTTTGACCGTGCTTATCTGCATTTATTTTACGAGTTTCTGTCACAAAACCAGTAAAAGAAAGCCCTAAACTAAGTAATTCAGCCTCTATCTGTGCCAATATATCAGCGACTAGGCCGGTGTTAAATCCAACGGGTAAGCGATCTGATATATTGGTTACAGTCAGAAATGGCATAATTTATTTAGTTTTTGGATTCTCTTGCTTTAAGTTCAGTTTCCGCTTCGGCTCTAACTGCTTTGATCTTGGCATTGACTGCTTCGAGTTCAAAGTTTAAGCACATGGTGCCATTGATTGCCACTACCATGACAGCGTTAGCAATTTTGTCTTCATAGCTTAATTCAGCTGTAGATGTTTGATTTTGGGGCATATTACACTAGGTTAATGACTCTAAAAGCGTTTTGCTCTAGGTTATCTGGTGCTGTAACTCCAGCTGTGACAACTGTGGTTGGTCTGAATTTTTGAGCGTATTCCATTGATCCAGCTGCGTAAGTTCGAGATACAAATTGTACTAGGCCCTCTTTAAGTTGTACTATTCCACCATCGTTTAGGTTTAGAATATCTCCTTCTAATACTAAAGTATACATCTTTAAAGGTACTAAGTAGACGCGGCTAGTTTGGACTTGAGCTGTAGGTACTACTAAGAATGGAATGGTGCTGACTTGTTTGGTTATTTTACCAGTCAGTGGATCAATTGCACTTGTGGCTAAGTAGCGACCGTTTAAGTCTTTTACTGTTGCGATTGTTGCCCAGCTATATCTGTTACCGATCATTACATACTCTCCCTCCTCAACATCTTGTAGGTTTGAGGGTAATAAGAATAAGCTAGCTTTATAGACTAGATCATAAGCATCACTTGATGCTGTCCCACCTAAACCTGTAATAACTAAATCAACTGCTGCTTTAGTTGCGTAAGCTACTGCACCGATTGTATTGCTAGCGTCGCCTGTACCGTTTACACCGTAGTTGTTAAGAATACCTCTAATGTTATCGCCTCTAGCTGTACCGTTGGCAGCACCTGAACCATTTGCTAAAATAGCCACACATAGTGAGTTTTGGACTCGTCGAGCTAGTCTAGCAATGTATTTGCCTAAGGTTTCAAGATCAAGAGATTTCATGACAAAGTCACTGATCTTCATTGACGCTTGTACTTTTTGGTTTGGTGTAAGTCTATCACCTGTCCTCAAAACTTCGTCTATATCTGTACCAGCTGCGACTTCGGATAAAATAGCGGCGTTCTGTTCGGAGTCAAAATCAAACATTTGATAGTTTGTATTTGCACCTCTATTAATAATATTGACACGGCTTAGGATTTCAGTAGATCTGATCAAAGCCTCTAATGATGGAATAACAGTAGTTGCAATAGTTGGGGTTGTAGAAGTTTGAGTAATATCAAAGTTCTTTTGGGTTTCCATTTCAGCTTCGGTCAAAGCTCTAAACTTAATAGTTTGCTTTTCTGAGTCCCAGTTTTTGGCGTTCCATTCTTTTGAGAAAGAGTTTGAAAATGTTTTTAAATTTTCTGGATTTGCACAAAGAGCGTCGATAGCGTACAAAACGGTAGCTCCGAAGTCTTTTTGACCTTTAGCGTCTGTGATTGCTTTAGTGACTTCGGTGTTGTCACCTTGTCTTGTTAATTCAAAGTTAAATGTTTTTATTGACATATATATAAAAATTGGTTATTTTGCTTAAATTAAATTACTAATAAAACTTGATTTTGTCTTATATTCTGGGCTGGTAACAGCATTAGGTGCATCACTTTCGCGATCACTTACTAGCTTTTCGGCTTTGAAATTTGACATAATCGCTGCACGTTTCTCAACGTTCTGCAGTTTCATTTGGACATCAGCTAAAACTGCTGCATCTTCCAGCTCTTCGGCTGTAGGTTCGGCTGGTAGCTCTGGTGGTGGTGGGGTTTCTTGCTCGTTTTCCTCGCTTCCAAATTCTTTTACTTCGAGTTTTTTAGCGTTCATTAATACGCTTAAGGCTCCAGTGACCTGACCTGACTCTATTAGAGTGGTTATTGATTCCCACATACTCATAGAGTTGGTTTCATATTTATTGCCTTTTTCGTCGGTGTAGGTAGATGTGCATGCTGATTGGTCCTTTGTCCGACTTACAATATCACCGATTTTAGCCTCAAAAGTAGCTAATAACTCTGTTTTTTGAGCGGTTAAAAGCTCATTCATTTCTTCTTTTGTCATATCATTTGTAATGTTAAATTGCTGTAAAATGTTAAAATCTTTAATCTGACCGACTCGAGCGTTCCCAGATCCAGCGATTACACCAAGTAATAATGCACAACCCACCCAATCAAAAGCAGTGAAATACTCGCCGTTTTCGCTACTTATACAGTTTTCGTCGTCGACCATTAATTCGACTGAGGGTGCTGTTATCTCGCTCTTTCTAGCCACGACCATAGGGTCTGTAGTTCTGAAAGTTGCAAAGATTTCTAGCTCGCCAGTTGAGTAGTCTGGTCTGATCGCTGTAAATTTGTTTTGATTGCCTAAGTATTTACCACTAGATAGGTTTAAGTCGTGGTTAAAATTAAACATTATACTGTCTAATTTGTTAGCCCACTTCATTAAATCGCTAACCTGAAAGTATGCTTTATTCCTGTTGAATGCTGTACTGAAAAGCATCATCTCAGCCTCAAAACCGCCGTCAACCTCTGCAAAGTTTAAAGATTTGCTTTGAAATTCAGCTTGTGGAATTGAAAATTGATAGAGTCGTTTCATACTAAGTATAATATGGCTAGTGCTTGACTGTTAAGCAATTGTACGCTGTACTATTTGGATATGACCACAAATGATAGCGATAAAAAAACCACCGCTCAGGGTGGTATTATAATATTAAACGATGATGGGACTGTAACTGGTCTACCTGTTGGTATTAGTGTTAAAGTTGGTTAGTCTGCTGGATTATAAATGGTTGTACATTTACATCTCGCATGCCCTACAGGGCTACTAACTCCGCTACTAAAAAGATCAGTTATACCAATCCTGCCTTGCCTTTCGTTGGCTATACAAAGTGGGCAAACATCTTGCAAAGTCGTTAGCCATTCTTTAGTCCCTTCTGGAAATTCAATCAGATACATCCGCTCACGAGTCTTTTCAATCGCTTCTGCTACTGCTGTAATTGCTATGAGTTCGGCTCTAGCTAATCCAAAAGCTGGCAAGCCTTTAAGTATGAGTTGTGCTATTTGGGGCGCGCCCATGTTTATATTTGTCTTTATAATATTTTGGATTTGGCTAGTGGTCTCTACATCCACCGAATCAAACATATCTGGCAAGCCTTTTAAAACCGCCTCAGTGAATTTGTCGATTTGATCAATCACGGCTTGTGGGTATACACCGTCGAAATAATCTCTTTGAAATGCAAAGTTGGTTCGTTTATCTTTTTTGATTTCGTCCAGTGCTAGCCCGGCAAACGCCAAAAGGTCTTTTTTTAGGCTAGGAAAGCTGTAAAAGGTCTCTATTTTAGGGAGCCGGACAGTATAGGTGTTTAGATCAATATTGTCGGCCTTTTCAAGCTCTTTGACATAAGTAGTCACTTGCTTAGTGATCGCCTCAATCCACTTGTTTACAAAGCCTTTTTTTTTACTGTTGCCTAAATAGAGTTCTGATAGTAGTGCTTTGTCCGTCGGGCTGGGAAGTGCGAACGCCACTTTGGTAAAACCCCCACTACTATTATTTAACTGCTCTTTTGGTTTGGTTTTGGCTTCGACTTCTATGGTGTCGGTGTTTGGATTTGGCAAAGCCTCGACTGCTGGAGCTGCCCAATCTTTTAGGAATACATCGCCGCCCTCAGTTGGTTCAAGTCCGCATACTTCACGGTGTTCATTGACCGTGACAAGATTTGTTTCAAAATGCTTGCGTGACTGCTCTTCCAGTGCTAATCGGTCTGGATTGCTAGGTGGCAAGTAGTCGATATAAAATGATTCAGTTGTATTTATGCCGTAAAAAGGTAAAAAGTACTCATTGCATAGTTCGTCAAACTGGTCCTCAAAAGCGTGACCAACCTTGCCATACACGGCATAGCTGAAGGTGGCGGCGTTGCTATATGTAAGCCCTTTGTCGCCATCGCCAACATCGGACATAGTGAGACTGTAGCTTGATAGTATTTCAGTTTTAGATTTGACCAGTAATTCCAAAAACTGTATATCACGGTTTGATTTACCTAGCTCAAAGACTTTGTCTAAACCGTAAGCATAACCAACTCTAAAGGACTTTTGTACGCCTGAAAAGGTGTCATTGATCTTGTCAACCATTCTTTGAATAATGGTCTTACCTTGCTTGTCTGGTACTTTTTTACCGTCTACCATATCGCTGGCAAGTTGACCGCCACTACTCGCAGCATCTGAATTGAATCCTAGTAGTGTTGTCCCAATAAAAGCGTTTGAAAATATGAAGTTATTTGATCTTAATCCATTATTTTGTAGCAATATATAGTTGAAAGCACAATCTAAACGGCTTGGTGGGACTATCCAGTGCTTAAATACTGGATCTTTGAAATGGTATAGGTCGGTACGGTCTACTAGATTTGACATCTCTTTAATCTCGTTGTTGTTGCCGTCTTTGAAAGCGTATCTTGTTGTATTTGTCACGTCGTCGTGATACACATTGAACCGCCTAAGTGACCATACTGCCAGTTCATCATTTGCGTCTGGCATTATGATACAAGATCCTTCTTTTGCCGTGATATTTATGATTTTATCCTCTAAATCTGCCCAGTTTTTCTTTGTATATATCAAATTATAAACCCGTTTTTGAGTGCGTTCTTTTAGCTTTTGGGTGGCTGGTGTGTTTTGATCATTTTGGGTAATTACTACACGGCGACCATTAGCCCCAATATTCGCTTGGTATATACTGTATATATGTGGCATGATCGAGCTTGACCGCTCTATTTCATCATACTGCCTAAATGATAGCACCCTTGGATTGATCGGGGTATATTTGTTGTAGCTACCACCATTAAAGGCGTTGACCGTCTGGAATAGGTGATCGTGCTGACCGCTCAAAAAGTCATCAGAATTGAAGCCAAATTTTTGCTGTGACATATATAGTGGTATAGTGGCTACTGGGGGGCTGTTAAGCAATTGTACGCTTGAGCTGGATTAGCATTTGGAGCTGAAAGGCTACTTTTGTGGTTTGGATTATTTCAGCGCCTAGGGTGGTTAATTCATAGTCTCTAGCCTCAGATCGCTGGCTTTTGTCGTGAATCTCAATCAGCCCAAAGTCTTGGAGTTTGATCATTCTTTGACTGACTGCCGATTTTGACATCTCAAAAACAGCGGCTAGGTAGGCACATTTGCCACCGCCCTGTGATATAAGTAAGAGCATTTCGAGGTCTGTTTGATCGGGTATGTATTGTCGTGGCATGTGCTTTGGGTTGGTGGGTTTAGTAGCCGTATAGGGTTGAGTAGTCTTGATTATTGTTTAGCAGTTCATTGATTAGAGCTAAGCTAATTACGCAGTCATCGTGGTAGCCGTCAGGTGCATTGTACCGCACCGCCCCCATTGGTGATACTTCGTAGCCAAATATTTCAAGCTCAGATATTAACTCAGGAAATGGATAAAACTCGATTGATCTGTTATCTATTGCCACTGATAAGTTTTGAATTAGTGGGTTTTTGCTAGAGCTTGTAAATTTAAAACTTCTCACATTCATTCCGCCGTTGTTTAGGTCGTCAAATATGGCATCGCCCACACCAGTTGAGTCGATTATAGCCTCGCGGCAATTAAACCGCTGGTATAGGGATCTAATACGTGTTTTTTGGAAGCCCCAATCAATTTGATTAAAACGGTCTTGAAATACTACCTTGCCAGTTTTTTGATCCGCAATATAGATCACAGTAAAATCTTGGTGCTTGGCAAGATCTATGCTCATGACATAGTCACAGCCGTCTTGTGGGTCTTCGTGTAGCTCTTGGATTACACATTGATTTATATTCCTAAAGACTGATCCAGCACCGTCAATAAATTCAGCTAGATATTCTTGACTCCAGACTTCTTGGGGGGTTTCTGATTTAAGTCTTTCAATTCCTTTTTTAGAGTAAAAAGGGCAGTCAAAAATACTGAAATGATAGTGGCACCAATCCACCGCTTCAAGGTGGCAAAGTTTGTGAAACTTGTTTTTGCCTTTGGGTGTGCCTAAGATACGCCCCCCTTTAGCATTTTTAAACATTGGTCTTAAGGTGTTATCCCATAAACTGTCTTTCTTTAAAATTATCCCAGCCTCGTTTAAAATATAAAAATCATACTCAAATCCTTCCATATTTTCAGGACTTTCAGCGCTTCCAAAATCTAAATAAGAGCCATTTATAAACTTGATTGTTTTCTTCTGATAGTTCCACTCTGTAATTTCACCAACTAAAGGCTTAAAATACCGCTCAAAATATCTGTCAATATTCTTATTAATAGTGTCCACCCAAATACCTGTTGAGTTGGGTGTATCAAGTAGTTTTTCAATTATATATCTACAAGCCCCCATGGTCTTAAAAGACCGTCTACACGACCTTATAGTGCCAAATGGTTTGGCATCAAAAAAAGCTGTATGCATAGCTTCCCATTCCCAATTTAGATCAATCTGATGGCTCATCTGATATTATAGTTTTTATAGTTTTTGACACTTTGATTTCAGTGTTCAAGTTTTGGTTGTCATTTTTAGCGTAAGTAGTCGGTAAATTCATTTTTACTCGCAGCACTTCCCAAAGTGGTTTAGCTTTAATTGCTTGATCTAAAGTTAGTTGACCTTGACCAATTAGAGCGGCAACCGTGACTTCAAAATTTGAAATTGCTTTTAGTATGTTATCGTTTGCTATTTTTACCTTTGGATCATTCTCTAAATCTTTGACCGCCTTTTGAGTTTGGGCTTTTAGGATTGCTTCTTTTTCAGATCGCCAACCCTTTGTTTTTAGCTTCCAGAAGCCATTTGTAGCCGTTTTTTTGGCAAGTCGTAAAGATGTCGCCAAAAAGTCTTGGAGTTCTAATATATCACTTTCAAAATATCTTTGTTTGATTTCTGACCAGTCGTATTTTGCAGTTGCCATAAGG